TCTAGTTCTAGTTCAGTTACATCATCTATTCTGAGAAACTGATTATCATCTGTTAGCGTTAAAACCAATATTAATATTTATATTTATAACTTAGAAATATCAAGTCGATTCTTAATTGCAAAGCCCATATTATCTAATGTTTTGATAGAACCTTCTATAAAAGATTTTTGCGAGAGTAGTAGGTCATATATTTGCCTGTCATCAGAAAGGTCAGCCTCGATAAATTTCTCACGCTGTTTGTCACTTAGCTTATAATCGAAGTTATAATACTCTAACCACTTCGTTTTATAACCTCTGTCTATTGTTGCTTTTTGGCTTCTTATCTTAGAGCCCATAGTTGCTAAGTTCTCTATTAGTATTTGTCTATAGCTTAAAGTATATGCGCTAACCTCCTCGAGATTTTCACCCCGTTTAAGACTTACTGTTAAATCTTTAATTTTATCAGTCCAATCTATCCTCTTTGAGCTTAAATACTCATCAAGTTGTATTATCTTTTCTTTTGAGGTACTCGACATTAAATTTACTTTAAAAAAGTTCGTTATTATTTCTATTAGGTTTAATATATTTGCCAGCTGTAAGTTTCTTCACAAACTTAGGTTTAATTGGAATATCTACAGACTTGTGATTAGGAGTAGATGCTTTAAAACCTATAAATGCTTTAATATTCTTCTCGTTTCGGCGTTCGTTATCAAACTCTTCAAATTCTAAATCAATCATTTTAATTATATCCTTAATCATATATAGTATGCATCTAATCGTGAATTTGTAAAATAACTATTCACTTTGGTTAAACATTTTGATTTGCTCTCCCAGGATACCATTACTAAATCGTTAAGATCTTTTATTTTCTTTTTATATATATTCAAGTTATTTTCAGCGATAAACCTAGACCACATAAACACTCGTTTACCCTTTTTAAGTTTTTTCATCATGCTTTGTTTACCCGCAGCGTCATTATCAAACATATATCTTACCGTTGGTATTTCATCAAGTTCTTCAGTAGACCTGCCGACTGATGCAAGACCTAGTGTATTTTGCATAAACATTGCGTCAATAGGTCCTTCGAATATTGTTACATCTTCTTGAAAGTTTACCATCATTATACCAAATAGTGTAGATAGCTTCTTCATACCAGCAATCTCTTCAGGTTCTGCTGTTAATTCTCGATCCATCTCCTCATATATCTTCTCAATATCATAAGTTAAATATCTAGAGTTCTTTCGTTTAACCAGCGATCTCGTTTGATACCCTATAATCTTGTCACCTGGTCCTAAGTTTAATACTGCCAATCGCTTATCACTTGGTGAATATAAAAACCTATCAGTTTTACCTTGAAGTAACCTATCTCTTAGATAGAACCATGGATAATCTCCTGGTTTTATCTCTACAAAATTCATATGTTTCTTTAATTCAGTTCTTGTAGGCGCAAGTTCTAATATCTTTTGAAAGATACCATATTGCATTGTTTTTACTTCATTGACTTTTAACTTATGACTCTTAATGTAATCAATAACATTTATAGAATCCATCTTGTCTTTAAAAGCAACTCCATGGTCTTTTAATAAACCATAAACATCAGTATGAATACTACAATTAAAACAATGATATTGTAATGTTGTCCAGTATAAGTTGCCTCTTTTTTTATGAGTATCATCGTGTGAATCTCCACAATAAGGACATGCTATTGTTAAGCGACCTGGCATTTCTTTTACCATTTGTTTGTTTGGATCATTATGTTCCTTAACAACTACGCCCTTGACCATAGCTCTCACTTTGATCTTAAGTTCTTCAGATATATTTTTTATTTGTTCCATTTGGTTTTAAAGGTAAAAAGGACGCTAGTTACCCAGCGCCCTTAATTCTTTAAGCTAATAAGTTAACGACAGTTAGATTAGCTTATATATTTAAATCGTCTAAGAATGAATCTAAGTCATCACCACTATCTACTTTTACAGTATTAGTTTCTGGTGCAACTTGTTCTGTTGTGGTTTTAGCCACTGTAACTTTCTTAGTTGGAGTAGTATTTATAACAGTGTCGATAGAAGCCCCAGGACTTAAGTATTGTCTCAATACGGTATTTACAAAGTCAAGAGTTTCTGAATCCCATGCTTTATAAGTATATGGTTCAAGTGATGGTGCATTATCAAGCTCAGCTTTAATAGATGTCATTGTTTCTTGACTTCGTTCAGCTGGAGTTCCATCAATTGATATTGCTGATGTAGAAGCCGAGAATTTAGACTTATCATAGTTATTAAACTCTCCCTGTCTCGTGATAATTAACTCAAAGTTCTTACCATTGAATAAATCAAAGATTTGAGTTGGTTCACCGAAAGCTGGTTTAGTTTCTTCTTCAATTTTCTCTTTGATTTTGTAACCAAAACGGAAAATCTTATAAGTACCTTCAGACTCAGGGTTTTGAGGGTCCTTAATAATCTTAACTAAAGAGTAGTATTGTTCTCTGCGCTTTAATTTATCACTCATCTTTCTGTCCACTGCTGAATCAGACTTACGTAGTTTAAAGAATGCTTCTGCTATTGGGCACTTATCTCCAACAGTTGACGGTGAATCTACGATTTTACCGTTTCCATCTGGAGTAGTTAACCAATGAACGTACTTCTTAATAAGAGAGTTTCTTGGATTTAACGGGTTTGGTACAAAACGAATAAGTGCTTTATAAACTCCGTCTTTTCCTTCATCTGCTGAAGGTTTGTAAATCTCATTCGATGAGGATTTACTTTTTGTTTCATGAGTATCAACGTCTGCGATATTCAAGTTAAAAATGTCAAAATCTGCCATAATCTTTAAATTGTTTAGTTTGTTTAAATTGTTTAGTTGTCGTTAACTTGGTTATTATATAGAGAGTTTCAAAAATGTTTCAACTCTGAATACTTATTATATATCTTTATTTAAAATGTTTTAAAAAGGTCATATTTGGATTCATCCAATCAAATTGAATACTTAAAAGATAACATAAGTATTTTTCGATATGATTTTTATTCTTTGCTTTAATAGCTTATATTATATAGAGACTATCTTTTTTGTTTATTATAAATCTTTTTTAAATCTTTTTACTTAAATGTGAAACAAAAACGTCCAGAGCTTATATAACCTTTAAGTCTTGAAGGTGAGGGTAAGATAGAGTTCAAGGTTGACTATATTTAATGTGTTTCAAGATAATCTTTAGCAATTAAATCACATAAAAAGAAAGCATCTACAAGATCATCAAAGGGAGTTGGGACTTTACTGCTTTCAGGTTCTATTAAGCCTTTACAGAACTTAAAGAAGTCTGAGGTCTCAATGCTCTCACTGTTATTCATATTTTGTTCAAATGAGTCCCAAACTTTCCTCTTATTCCAGTTTCCCTTTCCAGCAAACTTTTTAATTGTAGTTGGAGCTATTGTTAATATATCGACTGGTTTAAGAACTGAGAGCATCTTCATTTTCAAGATTGCTGCCGCTGCTGCCATATCAATAAGGTTATTAGTTCCCATCTTAGAACCATAAGACGAGCCTTCAAATGCAATGATAAAACCAGAACCATCGGTACATTCATTTAAGATAAGACTAATAATTTGGTTAGACATAATATCGTATCGTCTAATCTTAAGAAGTTCTTTACTAGAATATTCTTTAGACACAGAAAAATCGGGCTGCTTGACTAATGTTACGTCATCAAGCATTCCGATCTCTTCTTGTAATTTTTGTTCTTTCTTAGTTCCTGAACCCTCTTTAATATAACTAATAAAATGAAACTTCTTAGTTTCGTCGTTATACGTACAGATTCCTGGAGAATTTAATGAAAAGTCTATAGCGACAAAATTCATAAACGTTTATTTTAAAGGGTTATTAAAGTTGTGACTTCTTTGTAAATATATTGTAAGTTTCACCTGGTGCATATTCTGGTTCTATATTATCATAGTAACCTCCCCAGTGTTCATCGAACATTTTAATAAGATTTCCTTTCTTACCCTTAAATTCTGCAGTTTCCCATTTATGTTCCCATTTGTATGTAATACCTAAGCCTTTCATTGTTTTTTCTTCATGTCCCTCGTCCGATCCCATGTAACCTACTTTAATAAATACAATATCTGAATCTTTGAATTTTCTACTAACTTTTAGCGATTCTTTTAAAGATTTAATCTCCTCTTGGATGATTTCTCTTAATTTTTGTTCTGTTAATTTCATTTTCTTTATATTTTTTTACCAAGAGCTACACCTAATGCTGCCCCAACTAATCTTGAAGTTAACATATCGTACATTACTCCTTTTGGTTCAATTCCTAATACCTTAGCAATCATCTTTCCTACTGTTTTTCCAAGTGCAAACCCAGCAAGTCCGCCGAATATAGAACCAAAGAAACCTTCATTTGTTATTGCAGTATCAAAATCTTCTATATTATAAGTACCGTCTTCGTTCATATATTGGTTAGAGAAATCTTCAAGAGCCTTATCTACCTTTTCCTCTATATCAGAAGTCCATTCAGTTTGAAGTGATTCGGTTAATAGAGTCAACTCAGATTCAGTTAATTCGCCTTCTTTTAAGTATTGTTCAAATGTTTTCATAATGTATATATCTTAGTCTATTTCTAACTTAATGTTAAACCTGTTGTAATAGAAATTCAAAGTAAACGTTGCAAATTCAGCAATATTAGAACTCATATTTAATTCAAGATCTGAAATCTCATTAAATATTGGTTTTTCAAATGCTGCACTTATTACGTGATTTCCTTCTGCATCCATTATTTGAAGTTTTAAATCGTCAATAAACGGATTTTTATTTTCTTTAGAATAGTAATAAAGTAAAGTATCCTGAAGTATCCAGTAATTTATATAACCATCAAGTAATTGTAGTTCAACTGATATCTGTCTCTCAGCTATTGTATTTTGAATTGGAATAGAACCCCTATGATATGTAATTGTACCATCATTTGGTGATTGTTCTATCGGATCAAACGATAAACCTGGCATGCTTATACCTTGAATACTATAATTTACAAAATCAATAGGTTCTGTAATTAAATTGCCAGGCATTTTATTCAAATATGGTTTATATTTGTCTGCAACCTCCTTAGGTATAAAGTTTCTGTTGAACTTAAAGTTGAATAGATTATTTCTAC